TTGGTTTTATTATATGCTTCTATTTCTTTTGGACTTGCATAATTCCCAAATAAGGGTCTCCATCGAGAAAGAGATCCACTATTAGTTCCACACATAGATTAACTCCTTGAAAAAGCTTTACTTTTAGATCTACTTCTGCCAGTAACTCCACTTCGTTTTCTAGTAGAAGTACGTCTACGAATACCTAAACGTGTGGGTCCACCACTAGGAGAAACTTGTTGTTGTTGTTGTGTAGGAGAACCTTCACCTCTATGCATAGCCAGCGTAGCATCATATACACCCGGATTAATAGGCCCACCGGGAGTAGTCTTATTAGTAAACTTATAACCAGCACGAGTTAAGAGTTCTTTAGAAGTAGGTTCTCTGCCAAGTCGCTGACGTTCGGCTCTAGCCACCATAGCCATCATGAAACCGTGAACACTAGCCGCCATATTAGGATTCGGCCCTCCGGCTCCTGTACCCGGATTGTTCTGTGTGCCGAACTGCCCGTATTTAATTGTGTCCCTTCTTATTGGATTTGTCATTTGCCACCATACCAGCGACGGCCTAGCTCATCCCCCTTATCCCGAACCGTGGCCTTTGTCTGCGCTGGCTGTGATCCCTGTTTTTTATATTCTGGCATATTTGGGCCTGCTGATACTGGTCGATTAACCTCCCTAGCCCGAACCAGTAGACCCATCAATTGAGATAAATTTGTATTTTTAGGCAAACCCTTTGGGAATGACTTACCAGAAGGGTCAAGTCTTGTGTTAGTTACGCCCGTCCTTATTGGATTTGTCATTCGCTACTCCTAAGACAATAATGACGTTCCTGTGTTCGCTGTAGCCATTAACCCACGAGGCCCGGTCAGGATTGTCGATTGTGTTCCCCTTAGATTCCTTGCTCTGTTCGTCTCCTCACGTCTTGCGGCCTTGACCTGCGGAGAAGCACTCTTCGCTCTTTCTGCTGGTGGAGGCGGAGGCGGAGGTGGTGGAGGAGGCGGAGGTGGTGCTGACCCGCCACCAAAGCACATAGTAATTATTGATAATAGTTCTAACATTCCCTTATCCTTATTTTTTAATATGTTTATGGAACGGCCTTAGAAAATGAAACGCAAACTTAATGCGTTGCCAATATGAATAACTTTTAGGATAAAATAGAGTGTAGATTCGATAGGCGTACTCAACAACGATTAGATTAAACTGACCCTGCGTTAAGCCTTCTTGCTGGCATAACATGTCGGTACGTTCAGCAAGTGTGTAATCCCAGTGGAGCTTGAGGTGATCGCAACAGTAGCTCATGCCGTGGTTGTGGCTGTAGTTTGGCATATAAGTTAAATCTCCTTGGTTTTTAAATAACATATTCGATTGTGGCATGGCAACTGGTTTCTTCTTAACTAACCAGCGTATGGATCAAAGTCATGCAATGCCGGGGCCATGTCTGTCACTCCCTGATTCTGTCTCACCTTCTTAACCGCCCCCATGGGTATGGCGTAGCGTTTCATCATATACGCATAGCGACTGGCACAGATCAGGTCATCACGTTTCTTCACAACTTTGCCATGGTCGTCACGGTGATACAATCGTTTCTCCTCGAACCACTCAACGAGGTTGGAAAATACCTTGAAGCGTCCATCTCTCATGTCTTGGAGCATCTGCCATAGTCCAGACTCGACACTCAGGCCACCTTGTGTGCCTTTGATAGCAGGCCAGTGGGCATGCGTTCCCATCATATCGAACCCAGAGATGGCATATTGCTTCTTCAAGACCTGCCCTCCACCCTTCTCATGTTGATGACCGTCATGAGGCCATGCGACTGGTACACCACGGTTCCATTGCTTCACAGCAGTCCACGCCTGATCGCTGTCACGTTCCTTCTTTCTCCACGCACGAGCAACGTATGTGATGCCTTGATCTAAGTCGAGCCAGTGCTGGACGTGGGCCTGCGGATGATCCCAGCCGAAGTCACAGCCGTTGACAACATGCCAATGATCTGGACACTCGAATGGTTCAATGGTGATGTCGTTATCTGCAATCGGGAAGATAACACCAGAGCCAAGCACGGGGATACCTTTGGTTCTCATGTCACGCTGGTACTCAGGGATTGCGAGGAGGAGTTGTTCTTTTACATCAATGGTGAGGTGAGGCGCATCATTCCATGTCACGTTCTGGAGATACTGTCCGGGTTGGATGTCTTCCATGAACTGACACACTAGAGGAGTCATCCCATTTTCAGGGGTGAACGTCAGGACGACATAGCCTCCACGGCCTTGATCCCCGGTAGCTGTTCGGATCACGCACTGTGGATATATTTCTTGATCTTCAGGTTCTTCATCAATCCAGATGAAGTCTTGTGACGCTCCCATCAGGACGTGTTGGCCCTGCGAGTAGGATTTAAATGAGATGGTTGCCCAACCGTTGGTGTGTTTGACTTTAAAATCTTTAGCAAGGCCACGGGTCTGGGAGGCTCGAGCGATTGACTCTATTTTTATACGGTCAAGAGGTATTGCACCCTTACCGAAGTCTGGGCCGTCAAGGACATCACCTAACAATTCTTTTTGGATAACATCTCTGATCTGTTCGCCCGTGACACCACAGGCCCACATGCGAGGAGCATGATTAAATCTTATACCTTCCGTCTGGGTACAGACCAGTGGCGTGGATCGCAAACTCACGGCCTTCACCGTATGTTTTACCAACACGGTTTGCCGCCATAAGCATGCGCTGTTTACTTTTCTTACCAGCTTCATAAAACTGACTCTGCCATACATACGGGGAGAACGAGGATAGACTATTTGTCTGAACCAGCCTCGCCTTCTTCTCCATCAGTTCCATCTGCTCTTGTTTTATTGATAATATCTTCGAGGACTTTAAGCCTTGCATCAATCTCTTCCTCAGTCATGTCATCATTATTGGTAACGGCGAGGTCTAACCGCTCACCATACTTCTTTGCTTTGATCTTTGAAAGATACCATTTCCGTGTGTCCACTCGCAGGCGTGATCGGGCGATGTCTTCATCCTCCTTACCATCCTCATTGCCATCAGCAATATCAAAGATGTCCTCCGCCATTGCCTCACACCCCATCTCCTTTGATCTTGTGTATTGCTGTAAAAATTCAGGATATTTGTGTATCCATGTGAACACGGTTTTAAAGGTAGGTATCCCTGAATCATTACAAATTGAGCGCAACGACTCACCGCAGGAGAGCCTAACACAAATTTCAGTTACAGTTTCCTCACAATAATCAGTGGGCTTGCCAACAGGGTTAGATTCTTTCTTAATATCTTTCCCTTTTAAAACTTTTTTAGGTGGTTTTTTCATAACAAGAATAGCCTGCCACAAGTAAATGAATAAATCAAGCGTGAGACATCCATGAGCTATCAATGAGGGGGGCGATGAGGTCTTTATGAGGTCTAGGAGAGAGGCAATGAGGTCTAAGTTATTGGCAATGAACAACAATGGAAAAAACAGGGGTAAAAAACTTGGCTGTGATAATTTTCAGGATTGAGATATTTTAAGCGTTAGTTTAATGTTACGATTTAGGGGTGATTATAGGAAGTATTATACCTCTTTTTAAGAAAGTTAATCATAAACAAAGACTTAGACCTCATAGATAGCTCAGAGATAGCTAATTAGACCTCATGAAAATACCAAAGTGCCTCATTTTTGCAACACATCAACACGCTGTTGTGCATCTAAAGCATAAAAACAGTAAAATAATTTAAAAAAAGGTTAGTTTAAGACTTGACATAACATTTCAGCGGTGTTATTAATGGGATAGGATTTAGTAAATAATTTTTTTAGGAGGTAAATCATGAAATCACAGATTGATCTTAACGCCTACAATGTTTCAAAAAAACCTTCCAAGTCATTCGCAGGTTGGTTCCAAACTATCCACGGTGGTTTTGAGACGTGGCCTGACTGTAAGGTGGAAATCCCCAGTCTAGGGTTTGGTGTTCTCTCTTATGCTGGGCTGGTGGTTGCTATCGTCTGGAAATTACCTCGCCGTTCAGACTGGCGTGGAAAAGTTTTTCGTTATACCCCGGACAGTGATGCTGTTGATGAGCCGTTCTGGGTTTCTGGTCGAAGCAAAGGAAAATGTTTGCAAGCCGCTAAATTTTATCATAGCGGTGCATATTCAAAAGGCGGCGAGGCTCCATCACCGGAGTCAGTCGTAAAGTGGTAAAAAATTAACACTCTGAGGATGGCTGTAAGGCCGAAACGGGATTAGCACCCCGTCAGTGTTTAAAAAATTAACTAGAAGGTAAATCATGGACTCATATCTAAAAGAAAAATGGAACAAAGGCACAACCAGAAGGGTTCGAGCATTTGTTAATAGTCATAGGTCGCAATTTTGGGACGTGAGTGCCAAGGCAGTCATTGAACATTCAATTGTTTATGACGGTTTCGACCTGACCCTGACAAGCCACAAGGGAACAAACAGACGGGCGTTCTTTGGTTATGGTGGTGGTCTTAAAAAGACGGTGGTATTTTAAATAATTTAATTAGGAGGTTCATCATGAGTCACAAAAAACAACACACACTTATTCATCTCAACGACTCTGGTTGTGAAATTGACAACCAAACTTTTAAATCTTGGGCGAGGCTGGAGCAGT